TGGGATGAGTGCCCAGAGGCGTTCAACCGCTGGATCGTGATTCGCTCAGCGCGGGTGTTCAGCAACCGGGTGCTGGGCTCTGACGCGATCTTCAAATACACCGCGCTGGATGAACAGATGGCGCTGGTGGAGTTGCAGCGCGTCGAGATCGAGCAGGCCCAGCCCAACAGCCTGACCGGCGGCCCGGGGCTGAGGCCGATGCCGACCTACTCGCCAGGCATGGGCCTGCTGGGCAGGAACCGGGGGTATCTGCGTGGCTAACCTCGTCAGCTACACGATCCCCAACCTGATCCAGGGGGTCAGCCAGCAGCCGGACGCGCAGCGCGAACCGAGCCAAGGCGAGACACAGATCAATGCGATGAGCTCCCTGGCGGAGGGGCTGCGCAAGCGTGAGCCCACGCAAGTCATCGCCAAGGTGAGCACCAGCTGTTTCGGGGACGTCTACTTCCACCAGATCCTGCGGGATGCGGATGAGCAGTACCTGGTGGTGGTGAGCAAGACCGCCATCCGGGTGTTTGACCTGGCGGGCAATGAGAAGACGGTCACTGCTGCAACGGGCGCGTACAGCTACCTGTCCACGGTGGTGAGCGCCAAGCGCGACATCAGGGCCGCCTCGATCGCGGACTACACCTTCATCAGCAACACCAAGAAGGTGCCGGCGATGGACACGGCGCTGGCGCCGGCAACCGCCAGGCCGGCAACCCATGAAGCGCTGGTGTGGGTGAAGGCTGCCAACTACGGCCAGACCTACAAGGTCAACGTGAACGGCACCTTGGCCACCGTGACCACGGCCGTGGCGCCCGTGATCGTGAGCGGCACCACGACCACCGAGAACCGGATCAGCACGGAGGACATCGCCGAAAGCATCAAGACCGCGCTGGCCGGCGTTACGGGCGTGACGATCGTCCGCAGCGGGTCGGTGCTGCACCTCAAGAGCAGCAGCGCCATCACGGTGGCAGCCAGCGATGCGCGGGCCAATGCCGACATCACCGCCATCACCAATGCGGTGCAGGCGTTCACTGATCTGCCGACGATCGCCCCGGAGGGGTATCAGGTGGAGATCGTTGGCGACCCCGGCAACAAGTTCGACGGCTACTACGTGCAGTTCGTGCCCCGCAGCGGCACGTTTGGCGAGGGCAGTTGGCAGGAAACGGTGAGCCCCGGTGTGGAGTACCGCATCAATGCGGCCACGATGCCGCATCTGCTGGTGCGGCTGCCGAATGGCAGCTTCTGGTTTGGGCCGGCCAATGGCAGCACCCAGGGCGGCGTGACGATCCCCAGCTGGGGGCAGCGCACGGCCGGCGATTACGACACCGCGCCGGATCCGAGCTTCATTGGCTATCCGATTCAGGACGTGTTCATTTACAAGAACCGCCTGGGGATGCTGGCCGACGAGAACATCGTGCTCAGCCGGGCGCGGGACTTCTTTGAGTTCTTCCCCGAAACCGTCACGGCGGTGCTGGATAGCGACCCGATTGATCTGGCGGCCAGCAACAACCGGGTGAGCGTGCTGCGCTACGCCGTGCCGTATCAGGACGAGCTGATCGTGTTCTCCGATCAGATGCAGTTCCGGTTCAGCTCGGCGGATGTGGCGCTGACACCGGCCACGGCACAGATCACGGTGCTCACCAACTACGAGATCGACCCGAACTGCCGGCCGGTGCTGGTGCAGGGCACGATCGTGTTCTGCCAGGCCAATGGCCAGTGGAGCCAGTTCCGTGAGTTCAGCGTTCGCGGGGCTGGCACGGCGCTGGTGGCCGATGCGGCAGACCTGACCAGCCAGGCACCCAGCTATGTGCCGGCAGGGGTGTTCCGGCTTGCTGCCAACGACACCGGCAATGTGTGGTTCGCACTATCGAGCGGCGCAGCAAAACGGCTCTATGTGCATAAGTATTTCTACCGCAATTCTGGTTCTGGTGTTGAACGGGCCCAGTCGAGTTGGAGCCACTGGGAGTTCAGCGGCGCCGATGAGGTGCTCTCGATCGTGTGCGTGGAAGAGGTGCTCTATGCCCTGATGCGCTACGGCACGGAGGTGTGGCTGGAACGGCTGCCGGTGCAGGACCGGCTCACCGATGCCAACCCCTACCCGCTGCTGCTCGATCGGATGGTGAGCACCACCACGGCCACCCCGGCGGCGGTGCGGGTGGCGGCCGGCAGCTTCAACGCCGTCACGGGGCTCACCACCTGGACGCTGCCCTACACGATCCGGGCCCTCACCCAGGCCTGGAGTGGCTGGAGTGCCACGGTGAATGGTGGCGTGCTGCTGGGTTCGGCCAGCAGCGGCACCACGATCACCGCCCGCGGCGACTGGAGCGCAGCGCCGGTGTGGTTTGGCGAGGCGATCACCTTCCGCTACCGCTTCACCCGGTTCAAGCTGATGCGCGAGGTGGGAGGCGGCAAGGCTGCCGCGAATGTGCTGCGCACCCAGGTGCGCTATGCCCAGCTGCGGTATCACGACACCCGCTATTTCCGGGTGGAGGTGAAGGCCGAGCGGCGCGATCCAGCGATCTACACCTTCGACGGGGTGACGCTGGGCAGCCGCAATTCACAGCTGGGCAGCTCGCTGAATCTGCTCGACCCGGATTACGAGGACTACCTGGCCGGGGTGTTCCGCATCCCGATCAACAGCCGCGGCGAAGCATGCCGGGTGGAGATCATCAACGACACCCCACACCCCTGCAAGTTCAGCACCTGCGAATGGGTGGGGCGGATCAGTGGCCGGGCCAGGAGCCTGCAATGAACTGGGCTGATCCAACGCCTGCACGGGTGCAGCGCGTTGCGAGGATGCTGCGCTATCAGGATCGCCTCGAAGTGCTCTACAGCCATCAGCAAACTGGCGAGCAGGCTGTCTACGCAAGCTGGCAACAATCGAAAATCTGTCGTTGCATAGATGCAGATGACGGGGAGGCTGTGGGGATCTGCGGTGTCGGCGGTGAAGGCGGCAACAAGATTTGGCTGCTGGCCACCGATGGGCTGCTGGCCACGGCCAGCCACCGGCGGCAATTCATCCGCGGCGGTCGGCAGTGGGTGGATGGGCTGCTGAACAGCGGGCGGTTTCTGCTGCTTGAGAACTGGGCGCTCTCCAGCAACACCGCCACGTTGCGGTGGCTTGAGCACCTGGGCTTCACGATCGACACACCGGCGCCGATGGGGCTTGGCTGTCAGCTGTTCTGCCACTTCTGGAGGGAGGCCTGATGGATCCCTTTTCGATTGCGTTTGGCGTTGCCAATGCGGCCCTGGGGATTGCCGGGGCCGGGGCATCAGCGAAGGCGCAGCAGCAGGACTACCTGAACCAGACGGCGTTCCAGGACGCCAATTCACGGTTTGCGCTGTGGCAGGCGGACTTCAACGCCAAGGCCACAGATGCCAATGCCCAGTACAAGTATTGGGCTGAGACGGTCAACTACAACCAGCAGCTCTCTTACACCAACTCGCTGCGCAACCTCGAGCTGGTGAAGGGCATCCGCCAAGCGGAGGTGGTGGGCCAGACGCGCGCGGCCGCGGGTGCGGCCTACATGCAGGACAGCGACGCGGTGAGCCAGGCCTACCAGGAGGCCTCGATGCAGGAAGCGGTAGCGATGCAGCAATACCGTACACCCGGGAGCAAGCGGGCCAGGTGGCTCAGTACCTGAACCGTTGGAACAGCCAGCAGTTCTACGAAGAGCAGCCGTACATCGACCCGATCCCACCGTTTGCGCCGCTGCCAACACTGCTGACTCCGCCGCCCCCGTCGATGACGGGTGCCGGCCCCAGTGGTGCGGCGGCAGCGCTGAACATCGGCACCGCAGTGCTCGGTGGCGTGCAGTCGGCCGTCTCGATGGCCGGCGCAGTCAAAGGGCTGAAGAGGCCCTCCTCTCCCAGCGGCCCCGGCACACCGGGCTAACGATCAATGGCAGACAGAAACCTTCCCCTTGGTCAGATCACGCCGGTTGCGCGGCCGATCGGTGCCTTTGTGCAGGCGGCGCAAGCACAGCCCGCCGCACCGGCCAGACCAGTGCAGCTCGACAACCCGAGCGGGATCAGCACGATCCAGATTGGATCGCGCGGCAATGTCGCTGGCTTCAACCAATACGAGCAGCTAGCCGCCGCGTTGGCGCCGTTCAACAAGGCGTTGATGGATGTCGCAGGGCAGGGCTATCTGTCGCTGCGCAAAGGCCAGATCGAGGAGGGCTATTACGCCGAGCTGAAGAACCAGCAGGCAAAAGCCACCCTGTCGCTGCAGGTGCAGGCCGAGGCCGGTGCAGCCGATGCCGCCAGCCAGATCGGGCAGCTCGAGAAGGTGGATCCGGTTGCTGCTCAGCTGCTCAACGAGTCGAACCCGTGGAAGCTGATCGGCCGCCGGCGGGCCCTCGCGCAGTTGGCCGGCTCTGAGATCTCCAATGCACTGGAAGACGACCTGACCGCCAATGCCGGGATGCTCGGCACCCTGCGGCCTGACAGCCCAGAGCTCACGAAGCGCCAGGTGCAGCTGACGTCACAGGTGCTCAACCGGTTCCAACTGACCGGTGATGAACCAGAGGTGCAGTTTTATGTGACCCCCAAGCTCAACCAGGCCTGGGATCAATACCGCGACAAGCAGCGCAAGTTCTACGACGCCGCTGTTGAGGAATCGACCCGCAACAGCACGGTGGCCGCAACGGCCGCGGCGATGGAGGACTTGATGACCAAGGGCTACACGCACCAAGGCGTCACCTTCAAGCCCGGCACTCCTGAGTTCACGCAATACGGCGCTGCTGCAATCACGTTTGCGCTGGATCAACAGCTGAAGCTGCTGGCCCCCGATG